GAAGAAGGAACGGACAGAAGGCTTGAGCTTGAGAAGGCATTGATTATGGCCAAGGCAAAACTCGCCGCTAAGAACGCCGAGATTCAAGGCAAATCGGTCAAAGAGATTGAGGCCATCTTCGCCAAGGCCAACATTGATATGCAAAAGCTTGACACCGACTTTAACGATGGCAAGAAGAAGGAGGCCGAGGATTATGCCGAGTTCTACAAGCGACTGCAAGACGGCTTGGATGGGTATGAGGGAAATTCGTTGGACAAGCGGCTGAAGGCTATTCGTAAATACTATGGAGAACTGATTGCAGAAGCGAAGGTCTATGGCAGGACTAAAGAAGAGATTGATGCTCTTACCGCAAATCGGGATAAAGCCCTGTTTGAGGAGAACCTAAAAGAGGTTGGCAAATTCGTTAATGTAGCCAGCGATTTATACAACCAATTCACTCAGATTCAAGAGATGGAGTTTAATAACCAAAAGACTGCTCTTGACAACAAGCTTGCCCAAGGATTGATTTCAGAGGAGCAATACAACGCAGAAGTCACGAGGATTGAAAAGAAAAGGTTTGAGCAAAACAAAGAGTCTCAAAAAGTAAATGTCTTAATCAATACCGCATCGGCCATCATCCGTGCATTTAGCGACCTTGGCCCTGTTGGTGGAGCTATTGCTGCCGCCGTCATTGGTCAATTAGCTATACAACAATTAGCCGCAATTAGTTCAAGTCAATTCCCGCAAGGATTCAAGGATGGGGTTATTGACTTGAATGGGCCAGGCACCGGCACATCCGACAGCATCCCAGCTATGCTTTCAAGAGGAGAGTCCGTGATGACCGCAAGAGAAACCGCTGAATACAAACCTGTGCTTCAAGCTATTCGGGACAATAATTTTGAAAGCTTTATCGCTAAGAGGTATATTAATGCGATGGATGGGCATAGCAAATCGCAGGGCCAAGGTAATTCCTTTGCGGAAAACATATTGAACTCGTTTGATATGCAATCCGCAGAAATCATAAACGCTATCGGGAAGAACAAAAGGGTAAAAATTGATAATGTGAAAGAACTTGCCAGCGCAATTTTTCCAAATTCTATCAGAGGCCGAGTTGTAAACAAAAAGAGGAAGTAATGGCTGAGGTTAAATTTTACCTAAACGGCACAGAGGTTGAGGAGCCAATGAATTGGATGGACTCAAAGTTTGAATACCGAAGAGACCCAGACCTTCCTGGCCTTATCACAACTTTTGTTGCTGATGTTGAATTTTATGGCAATGCGTATGAATTAATAAAGCAAGAATTTGAAGACGGAAATGGTTGTGGTGAGATTTTGGTAAAGATTGAAGAGCTATGCACAAATGGAATTAATCGGGAAGGCATCATCTTCTTGTCCGAAATAGACCTTGACCTTTATCGTTGCGTTGCTAAATGCAACATTGAGGACAATACCATATACGGAAAGTTGAGTAGGTTAAAGGACGCAAAGATTCAAGTTAATTGCGAGAAAACGGTTAATGGGGAGATTCTTGCGCCAATAAGCGACTTCCCAATGCCTTTTAGAACGGTTGGAAGCACATTGACTCCAGCAATGGCCGGTGCATTAAATCCCGCTTTTGCTAAAATGTTTAGGTCATTTAGGGTTGCCGAGGTAATGCAGCAAATGCTTAATTACCTAACGGACAACGGTGCCACAATAGTTTCCGATTTTTTAGGTATAGGGCCAGGGATAAACATTGGGACAACGGCAAAATTTTACACCGAAAAAATATGCGGTATGATATTGGGCTGGGTAGGTAATCTTGTTGTTCCTGGAGGAGACACCGTTGTTCAAGCCGTAACATCTTGGACGGATATATATGGCAATCCGCAATCCGTAACAACAAACCTTGCAGGGCCGTTAGATAGCAACAATGTCGGAAACCAAATAATAATCGCCGTTCAATGGGACGGAACCGTGCCTGGGAAAGAAATAGACTTGGTGCAAGGGGTAAATCCAAGAATAGTTGAAGGATTGAATGTCGGAAACGCTGATGCCACCTATAATGGGCAAACAATGCTTCGGTTTCGTTTTTTTCACAATACTGATGTGTCCATTAAAATAACCAGCTTTCCTTCAAATACGCTTTTATATACAGCTCAAGACTATTACCAAATAGCAGGAAGAAAGCTTGAAGCGGTTGTTGGAAGCACAACGGTTGATGTCAATGGAAAATACGGAGGGACTAATTTGTATATAAATTACGGAGGTGCATTTCAGCCCTCTCCATCCGTTCCTCCACAAGGCGATTCACCAAGGAGCAATTCGCTTTATATGAGCTTTCAAGATTTGTATGGGTCTGTTGCTTCCTTGTATAATCTAAGTATGTACCCGTATTTTCAAAATGGAACGCAATATGTACGCATAGAACAAGAAGACTATTTCTTTCCTACAACTCCAACAATTCAAATAGACGATGTAAGGCTCGTATCAAAAAAGAAGGACAATGAGTTTTCTATATCAAAGCTGAATTACTCTCAAACGAATGAAAATACTTGGGCTTATTTGCAGTCCGAAGTTTCTTACATCTCTAATGACTGTACCGATAACGATGCTACCATAAACACCTCTTTGGGATTCCCTCAAGGGGGATTCTCTATTGATGTTGAGTTAATTAACACGGAAACTATTTATATGGTGGATTGGGGAGGGTTTGTCTCTCTTGACCCGAATCAGCAACAGCGTCTTTGGAGTGCATTTACCATACCGGCACCATTGCCGCCAAACGAATATCTTGGCAGCGTTTCTTATGTGTGTGAGTTTAACTCTTTAACAGGCCCTCCGTTTTTCGGTAGATTCTTGATTCATACAGGCTCTGCCGTGCATCCGCTTGTTGCGAGAAACTACATCCTTAGAACATCTAATGGCCTAAAGATTGCAGGGAACACGATTGACAATGTATCATCTTTGCATATCAAGTACCTTTACAACATTGAAGTACCCCTTACAAGAGAAAGTTTGAGTATTATATTGGCCGACCCATCCTCTCCTATTGTATTTAACGGAATTACGGGATGGATATTAAATATGTCTCACGATATTAAAACAGGAATGACAACCTTTGAACTTCTGACCGAATGATTACACCGAATCAACCAATATCGTGCGTGCCAAGTACGGCAACGAATAACGCTCCTGTTAACGCAGCAACTTCCTTGCTTTATTATACGCCCAGCGCAAACGTGATAAAGAGTAATATCACGGGGTTTGTTAGAATAACATTCGCTGGCTCTGGAGCAAGATTTTGTGCGGTTAATTACAATGTAAATCCAGCCACCACCTGCAAAAACGCTATTCTTAGAATTGAGATTTCCGATTTTACAAAAACAGGAGGAGATGTGCTATACATCTATGGCTATAATGGCATAGAGATAGATGATAATGGAATATATCAAATACCAATATCCACAGCCACTTTTAATTTTGAATTAGCAGGAAGCACGACCCTTCAATTCACAATAAAAAGCGCCCAGGTATTTTGCGTATCCGAAAGCGAGGATTGTGATAATTGCAAGACGGGGGATTATCAGCAACCGATATTGACGGAGTTCAATGGCTCTGGCTGGACATCTGAGTCACTCAGTTTCCAGGCTCCTGCGCTTATGTTCAAAAACCTCCTTTACAGCATTTGCGATGGAAACCCCGAATGGACATTAACCGCTGGATGGGGATCAATAGACACAACGCCTGTTTGTGGCGTTGATTTGAATTATTGCTACCCAAGCGCAGGAACGTACAATGGTTTTGTAAATGGTCTTTTTTCTTCTCCGCTGATAAACGGAAAAAGATACAGAATTTCATATACATTAGAAGAGATAGGGGGAGAGTTTTGCGGCTTTGTTAACACGCTTGCCGTGCTTAATCCTGCGGCGGCTTCTTTTACCGATGACGCTATTTGTCCAGGAGATTACGTTCATTACTTTACATACACCGGCACAAGCTACCTAACGGGTACGAATCTAAACTTTAGCATTAGGACAAATGCGAATGGAAAAGTAAAGATGAGGATTAGCAATGTAAGGGTTGACGAACTCGGCGGATATACGGCTACTCTTCTTCCTTCAGATTTGATATGGTCTAATCCTGCTTTTGATTCTTTCTATAAAAGCATAAAGACCCAAGTTGACTCGGAGTCTTTTTATGGTGACACTTTTTTCTGCACTTTTCATTTTGTATCAAATAATCCAAACGCCGGATTCAATAAGAACGATTGCTTTAGGATAATAATTACTCAAGACACTTATGGTGGGGGGAGCGATTGGTATTGCTTGAGCGAAGAGTACAAATGGATTACCGATCCGTGCAACACCATCCGAGTCTTGGCATCCCAAAATGTGACCGACACGAAGGGGGCTTGCGCTTTTGGATTCAACTATCCCTCCAGCACCGCATTACCAGCCGGCTTCTTTCATCGCACCAGAATCTATGGCGAGTTGAGAAATCCGCAATACGATGGGGAGGTCGTGTCCTATCAGGATAGTGCAGGCCGCAAGAGGGTCGTGTATGCGGAGAGTCGGGAGTTCGTGGAGTTGGTCGTGAACCTCTCGCCGAGGTATGTCCACAACTTTATGCGCCTCGCTTGCAGGCACGACATCTTCAACATGAACGACCTCATCCTTCCTGCTGCCGATTACTTTACTCGCTCGGAGGCGTACTCTCCGACCTGGGTTCGGACACGGCTCGTTGCCCCTGCCTTCCTTGAGGTTGAGGTGAAGGAGCAGAACTTACGCAAAGACCCTTGTTGCGATGGTTTGCCCGTTAATCCCGAAGACTGCGAAACGACTTGTGAGCCTTGTGTGCGAAACGACTTGTGAGCCTTGTCCTGAGATAGGATAATTGCGTGGCGATTCATTATCTTTGCAATTACATCGTGCGTTGTGGCCTGTCTGCCAATAAATGACGAGATTGAAATCCTTTAATTTTTAACAAAATGGCTTATTTAGAATATGGATGTGGTGCTTTACCAGACCATGAGCTTGTCCTTTGTGGCAATTATCTGCGTGGCGGTATCTCTGCGATTGGTATTCTTGAGGAGGACGCATTTGGCCCTGGCACTACTTTTGCAACGGACGCTGACTTCAGCACCGCAGCAAAATACACCACCGCCATCAACGCTGGTGACCTCAAAATTATCAAGAATGTTCGTGGAACGGTACCTGATGCATCTCCCGTAGATGTTGACAACCCGGTTGGATGTGGCCCAACCTCGCTCTTGGCTGGGTTTGACTTTACCGCTACCTGGATGGATGCCAACACAACCGATGGAACC